GCTCAGACTTTTCGATTTCGTAGATTTCTTTGTGCTCTTCGCCGTAGCGAGCGTACTCCATACCGAACAGCGCGTTCAGGCCGGGGAGGAGTTCCTTAAGTAGCTGTGCACGAGAGATAGCCATTTTATGTTACTCCTTATTAGGCAACGCCGAGGCCGGTGTTGTAGGCATGCGAACCGACGTTGAACTTCACCAACAGATCGGTGTAAGCATCGCCGGGGCCCGAAGCGAAACCAACAACCTTAAAGGCAATAGTGGCGGTAGCGGCCAGCGTGGTGCTAACAGCAGTCGTCGAGTTGCCAGTGGAAGTGGAGCCAGTTTGCGCAGCAGAGAACACCACGTTTGCGCCCAGAGCGGTCTGGCCCAGAGAGCCGTTAGCCTGCACTTGGAACACGGCGCGGTCGTCATCAATGACGTATGCAGTCACAACACCCGTGGTACCCGTGGGGTAGTACTGAGCGTAAATTTGCTGGCCTTGCGCGTTGACATACGAACAGCCAACAAACACACCCACCACACCCGCAGGGAACGGATCAGCGTTAGAACCCACGTTGGTCACAGGGATCAGATAGCCAGAGGTGTTAACAGCGACAACGGTACCGTTGTACATGTTAGACGCCGTACCAGCCGGGTCAATGAGGAACTGCCGGGTGCTGCCTGCATAGGGCAGACCACCTAGCTCATTAACGGCACGGAGGCCGTAGGGAGACTGAGTTGCAGCCATTTATTACTCCAAAGAATTACTTGGAACCAGAACCAAATCCGCTTCCGCGACTGGCCGACGACTTGCGGTCGGCGAACAGAGGCATACGCGGGTCGTTATTTCGCATGAAGCTGTTATCGACAGATTCCATCTGAGCCCGATTCTGGTTTGCGTAATAGTCGTCACGGGCCTGCGCACGTTCACGGGGCATCTTGCAGAGCATGAGGCCGCCGAGTTCGACGTTGCCAGTTTTCGCATTACCTTCCAGCATCAGTTCCGGATGGTCCGCCGCCTTCACCGGCTCCCAACCTTCACGCATCTTGGTAGACACGTTCGTGTTCTGGGCCTCACCAAGGACGTGCGTCGCAATCCAGCGATACACATACCCGGGCTCGGGTGTCGGATCAGGAAGCGCGTTCGGCGGGGTGTACACCAAACGAGCACTTTTGTCGCGTGACACGAGGTCACGAGGGGTCCGGGTAGAAGTTTCAGCCATTCGATTTCTCCAGTTTTGCTACTTCAGCAGCGTATTGCTGCGGGGTCAGTCCGTACTTTTTAGCCAGCGCAACTTGCGTCGGCGTGAGTTGGATTTTCTTTGCACCCGTCGAACGAGACGCCGGGGCAACAACCGTCGTAGGCTTTCTGGAGCCACCGCCGGATTGCGGCTGGGACTTCGTCTCACCGAAAACCTCGGGAAACTTGTCCTTCATGCGAGAGTCGATCCTCTCGAAGTACTCATCAGAGCGGGGGTCTACCCCCGTATTCACCAGTTTTTGATGCAGCCCCAGTGCGAAGCTGGTAAGTTCCTCGTACCCCGGAGAACCGAACCACTGGTTTTTTGCCTGCCAGTTCAGGGTTTTGCCGTCCAGTTCCTGCCGGGGTGCAGGTTGTGAAACAGGTTGTACATCAACTTCCTGCTCTTGTAAAGCAGGTGCCTTAAAAGACTTTGCTGCTTGTACTTTCATCTTAGCCTCCATCATGGCTTCTTGGGCCGCGATGATGGCGTCGGAGTCGAAAGCTTCGTTGGCTTGCCTAAGCTGCTGCTTGGCCTTTTCCAGTTCAGACTCAGCAACCTGCACCTGAGACGCGGCGTACTGCTCCGTCCCGGTCTGCACATACTGCTTCAGTCGCTGGTTCTCTTGAACCATGTGTTGTGCAAGACGCTCCAGCTCTTGCTTCTCGCGCAGGAGTGACTCCTTGGCGCGGCGCTCGTCGTGACGCGCATGGGTCAGTTCCTTGATGCGCTTCTTGACGTTGTCGGAGTACCCGTCGATTTCTTCGTCCGTCGGATCAGCCACTTCACGATCCAGCGGCTTGCGGCCACGGTCACGCTCGGGGGTGTCATCGACGATCTCGATCTCAACGTCATCAGCGTCCGCGCTGATCTTGACCTCGTTTTCCTCCGTAGCCTCGACTTCGACTTTGTTGTCGTCGTCTTGCTCGTCGGGGAACTTATATCCTGACATGGGTACTCCTTTAAGCGCGGGTGAGCCCGCGAGGGTCTTGAACAACACACTCCACCTGATCGTCGTTCAGGACTCGGAACTCTTTTCCGAAAATCTTGAACCGCGTGCCGGTGTAGGTACGCACGAGAACAAAGTCACCTTCCTTGCACCACGCACCCGTGGGGAACTTGGCGGTATCTTTGTACGCGTCGGGGCCGACTCGGAGCACGAACAGCACCGTAGTGGCGTGTTCTTCTACTCGCAAAGTCGCGGCATCTCGAACGAGGTCGAGGGACGTGCCCGCAATCTTTTCATCAACTTCTGGGACGATGCACAACAGCTTGTAACCGGCGGGCGTTGGCAGAGCCGTGGCCTTGGTTTCGTTGTCTGCGTCCGCCTCAGGGGCGTCGATGGGTTGGACGTGCTTTGGCAACGTAATGCCCGGTGGAAGAATAAGACCGGCTTCACTCATCAGATTTCTCTACTTTCTCTGCAAGGTCGAGGAGATGACGCTCTGCGGTGGCTAGACCTTGAATGACACCACAGAGTTTTTGGTACTCGTCAAAAGTGCGACATGCTCCGCCTGCCAAGTCATCGGCGTAGTTGTTCATGTCGGTGCGTATCTTGTCGCGCAGTACGCGTGCGAAGTCTTGGATCATTTAGCGGGGCGGTTCCTCTGTTGTTGTGCTTGCGCACGGGATTTTGCGATCTCGATACCCATGCGCGTACCGTCACGCTCTTGCTCAGCCTCCAGCTTGTCGGCCTTGAACGCCGCGTCGATCTGGATTTGCTTTTCCCTGAGTGCCAGTTCGTCTGCCTTGGCAGCCGCGTCGGCCTGAACCTTCTTATCCTTGATGGCCACTTCCTGCGCCTTGATCTGGAGTTCCTGCTGCTGCATCTGGAGCACCGGGTCTTGCGCCTGCTGCTGGGCTTGCTGCTGCGCGGCCATCTGCTGAGACTGCTGCAAGACCTGATTGGCCGCCTGCGCCATCATCTGCGAGAGCGCCAGCTCGATCTCCGGCGGCAGCTTCTCGTCCTCGGGCGGCAGGGGCATGCCAAGCTGCTGCTCGATCTTCTGGCGATAGGCGAAGCCAACGTGCTCAGCAACGTGCGCCATCATGGCTGCTTGGATCATCGGAGCGCGGGGGTTCTGTCCCACAAGCTGCATGATGATCGGGTCCTGCATGGCCGACATGTGCACCTTGATGTGCGACTCGTGGTCTTGGTACTGGAACGCTTTGAGCGGCTCGCCCTTGAGCGCAGCCATGTTCTCAGACACCGGGTCCTTGGGCTTCTGGTCGTCTGGCAGGGGCACGAGCTTGTCGGCGTTCTTGATACCCAACACCTCCAGCATCCCACGGTGGAGCTGCGGCATGTTGTAGATGTCCGGCGCGGTTTGCGAGAGCTGGACGACCGCTTGGTACTGCACCAGACGCTGGCTCATCGTGGCCGCGTTGGGGTCCGACACGGGGATGACCTCCACCATGTCGTAGTCGGACTTCTTCACACGGCGTGGTGCATCGTCCTCGGTATCCGGGTCGTAGCTGTACTCCTCGTCCGTGTAGTCGCGGATGATGTCGCGCAGCAGTTGCAGCTCTTGTTTGAGCGCAAAGTGCACCCGAGCTTGGACGGCCGTCATCACCTTGAGTTGCCGCTCCAAAAGCGCCAGCGTGGTACCAACGGGAGCCTGTGCGGACATGTCGGACACCTTCATGTCCGCAGTCGCTGCGAAGCGCCGGCCTTCCTCCACCACCGTGTTTAGCAGGTTGAACAGCGTGGCACTCGGCTCCTTGTAGGGCAGCGGCAGGATGTTGTCCCGCAGCGCGCCCGAGCCAATATCGACGTCGCGGAACTCGCCCGGTGCGATGGGGGTGTCGTCGCCTTTGATCCGCAGACCACGGGACTTCAGACCGCCCGGCAAGTTAGAGAGCGTGCCCGCGTCGATGAGCTGACGCATGAGGCTCGTGGCCGAGTTCGCAAAGCCCCCGATCAGGTGAAACAGACCGAAGCCATACGCCCCGAAGCCCGGGATGTACTGGTAGTGCACGAAGTGCTGGCGCTTGAGATGCAGCTCGTCGTCTTCTTTCCAGTTGCGCCGGATGGCCAGCACAGTGTTCGTGCCCCGGATGAACGTCACCACGTAGGGCAGGTTGATGCCAGCGGGCTCCCCGTCCTCATTCCGGATGCACATCGGGTCCTCAGGGATGCACAGGTCTGCGTGGGACTCCAGCAGGTGGAACCGGTCGTCGTTCAGGTCAGTGAAGCCCGTCTCTTTGTCCTTGGCCTTGTTGATCTCGTCGATGGCCTTGTCCGGCT